CAATGTTCGCGTCCCGAATTCGGGTGATCGCAAACCGGTCGTACTCGTTGATCTGGACACGCTTCTTCTCGTACGCCTTCTCGAGAGCGGCAAGCTCGTCGCCGCTGATCGAGATGGACTCGTAGTCGAGATCGGCAACGTACTGCTGCTGACCATCGGTCGTGACAATGTGGAACAGGTCAGGTGCGGCCATGGAATTGGCTCCTTCGATGAGAGTGAGGACAGCGGCGCTGATCGTTTTGGTCTTTGGGTGCAGGTTGATGACGGTCTCGGCAGACACCCGACGTGGGTTGCCGACGTAGTCGAGGTGCCACGGCTCACCAGGGACCGTGTCGGGACGCCACCCGTACTCGGGTGCGAGACGGTCGACCACTGCTTTCTCCGTAGAGGTGCGGGCACGACCGCCAGGGCCACCGTGATCGGCAGCACCAGGCCGCTTCTCGTCATGGTTCGAGGTGCCAGGGATGGCGGCGAGGGGTGCCCACGGCCCGCGACCAGCCCGGTACGCCTCGTACGCCTGACGCTTCTTCACCTGATCCGCAAACGAACGGACACCCTCATTGAGGGGCAGGTGGTAGCCGAGCTCCTCAGTTACCTGGTTCTGCAGGGCAACCCACTGACGTCCAGGTTCCGGGCGCATGAACTGCACAGCCCCACCCAGATACGGGGAGGCCTCAATTTTGAGCAGGGCCATAAGCCCCTCCTTAAATGCGAAAGCCCCGCACACGGCGGGGCAGAAACAGGCAAAGGGCTAAGAGATGGGGCCGAGGTAAACGGCCCACACGTTCGTGCCAGGCGAATACACCGTGCCAGTCCCCGTAGCCAAACGGATCGACGACAGGATGCGCAGGTCACCGCCACCCCACGACACCGGAGACTGGAACGAGTTAATCTTCGGGCTGATACTCACGTCCACCCGGGCATCATTTGCCAACGGAATATCACCAGCATTCAGCCGCCAGTTCGCAACCGACGCCTGAGAACCAGAAAGCGTGATGTTCCCGCCCACCAGATACGTGCCAGCGCGGGCACCAACGATCGTCCCGTCATGGATAGCCGTGAACGTCGCCGAGCTGGAGAACTGGTCGGCGGAACCCTGCCGCTGGAAATTGCTCGCACGGGGGCCGGCGTTCTCCCACACCCCATTCCGGCGAACAAGGGTGCCACCCAGGGTAGTGTCCTCCCACTCGAGCCCTTCCCACACCTCTTTGCCGGAGGTGGCGGTGGTGGCCGAGTTTCGTTCTGCGGTCGTACCCACCTTCCGGTTGCCGACGAGTGCCGCGAACTCAGACACCAGGGTCTCGTCAACCCCAAGGTCCGGCGGTTTCGTGGCATCGAAACGGGGCTGGTTCTTCGGGCCGTAACTGTCTGCCGTCATGTCGGCTCCTTCACTTATGCGTCGTAGACGACGGAGATAGCGCCCGACAGGCTGTTCGCCTGCGTGCCTTTCCAGATGGTGTAGCCGCCGTGGTTCACGCCCACCCAGCCGCTGTTCGATTTCAGGTAGTCGATGAACGCGGTGGGGATCGGAACCCACCCCGACCGGACACCAGGACGATGCTGGGCACCCACGAACGTGACCGTCCCCCCAGGACGAGCAGCAGACGTGTGGACCTGCAGCCGCGGTGCGTCACCTGACGACTGCCGGGCGTCGAGGAAGATCTGTGCCGAGATGATCTGGGCATTGTCGGGGATGGTGTCTTTGATCTTGTCGCCACCGAACCAGGCACCGACGAACGAATCCGACGACCACACATCCGGTTTCGTCCACCCCCCATACCCGAAAGAACCAGACGCGGTTGCACGGAACGGGGGAGGCGTGTACCGCTGCACAGTCGCACCACTGTTAGCCGGCGGCGCAATTACAGTGGATGCCGCCGAAATGGACCCGGTGATGAGTCCGCCGTCCGCTGACCAGATGATCGACACCTGATCGTTCAGGACCGGCGTGTACGACCCCGCGAAAGGCAGCGTGTACTGCACACCCCACGCCTCGATCGTGGCTCGGGGTGAACCGATCGCGACCACCAGACCAGTGCCAGGCAAAGGACGTGCAGGCCCCGTGACCGTCAGTTCCCGGTTCACCGTCTGCATCTGCACCGGGTGACCAGGCGGCGGCAACTGGATACCCACGAACGGAACAGTCACCGACGTGGTGCCCACATTCACCGTCACCTGCGCACCCGACCGGGCAACGAAAACGCCCGTCTTCGAATCCACCTGCGGGATGGACGCTTGAAGCAGCGTGATCTTACTGGCCCGCTTCACGAGATAGCCCTCTGCACATCCAGTTCCAGGTTCATCATGTTCGACGACCCGAAACTGTGCGACACCACCCGGCCCACAACTGGCACACCATTCTGCCGCTGCACCGACACCATGTCGCCGTCCTCAATAAGCGGGTTGATGATGCACTGGACAGGCACCCGGTACGCCTGAGACGACGTCGACTGCGTGAGGATTGCCTTGACTGCGCTGTTTGCTGCCGCCTGCGTCTTCACAAAATCCGACGCGTAGTAGCGGGTGTATTCGCCGTAGGGACCGGACGTGGCGAATGGCCCCGTCGTCAGTTCCGCGACCGCATAGATTGGGTTGCGGTCGTCGTCCGTGAAGTTCCCGACGACGACGTTGTAGACCCCATCAGAGTCCATCGAATCCGCCACCGACAGGATCGTCCCCGACTCACCCAAGACCAGTTCAGCCGCGACCTCGCCGCGCTCATCCGGCAGGACACTGATTGCTCCATCCGGGGTGAAGTACGCAACCCCACCCAGGACACCAGCAAGATCCTGCACCGCCTCGAGCACACCACCCTGCTTAGCCAAATACGTTGTCCCAGACGGCACCGGCTTATCCGGAACCGACCGTGACACCTGCGCACCCGTCAACCGGGCAATCTCACCCCAACACGTCGAACCCGACGGCGGGTTCTGCTCAGACCGGAAACCCTTCCGCTGAACAGCGACCATCCGGTCGTTCAGCGACAGCGTGACCCGTGACCCAACCGTGATGACCTGGTCGCCGTCCTCAAAGAACGAATCAGCCGCCTCGGGGACAGCTGTGATCCGGTAACTGCCGAGCTGAACAGTCTCGGAGAACGTTTGATCATCCGACGCCACCTCGAGAAGAAGATTCACTTCCTGCCCGTAGGGGGCGAGGGTGTCCGTGAACTTCTGCGGCGTCAGAGACTCCGCAACCTCAGGGCTGTAAACCACGTTCAGGGTTCCGGTCGCCTTAATCTGTGATTCGCTGTCCCACTTGAGGTCATACGAATCAGCCGGCACATCCGGAAATGTGCGCGTCTCCCCGTAGAACGCATCCACAATCAGACGAGTCGTGAACCCACCCGACGACAGCACCTGCTTCAAGTTGTCCGATGCCTGCCTCATGCGACCCCCGGAACCTTGTAAAGACCAGACCCAACTGGGTCCTCCGTGTACCCATCCGTGAGGAACAGGCCCGGCTCAGACGCAGCCACAGCAGGCCCCGTCGTATACAGCTTCGAACCAGCCGGGTACTCGTACGACACCTCGGGCAGCGGGGCAATCCCCGACGCCAAGTCGTACCTGCGGTTCACCCCGAGGCGCGTCAGGTTGTCGTTGTTCAGCGCCAACCGTGACGAGTAGTAAGCGTTCACATCCGCACGGGT